CCAAGCACTTTCAAGGCGAGCTCCAACGCCACTTTGTCAAACTCGTAACCTTCCCGTTTCGTTCTGTTCTCCTTCTCACGTTCGGCAAGGTTGCGACTTATCGTGTTTGTCGTGTTATTCAGCGTCTGTTGCTCCTGCTGAAGCACGGTGTTGAAGCGCAGCGTGTTCGCCTCAGCCTGTCTCGCGTTCTCGCCGATGCTGTTCAGATACTTGGCAAGGTCGCCCTCCGTCTCGATTTTCACCTTCAAGCCGGCAGCCAACTTCGTCGCCACTTCAATATAAATCTCCTTTACAGTCTTGAGCTCACCGCTGAGGCTCTTGAGTTTCTCAATCTCACCCTCGGCAATGAGGTCGGTAATCTTCAAATCAGCCATATCACAGATAGTGTCTATATTCCACAATCGGGTGCTTTATCTCTGCACTTATCTTGTCAAACCCGTAAGTGCCGTCGGGTTTCTGATACAGAGCATAGATTTCCCCATCCAGCATGGCAGCCTTCCGTGCCAACTCGCTCTGGATGTCCCTATCACTCTGCCGTATCTTATTCATGCAACTGCAAGCCATCCTACGTTGTCCCTTGTCCTTTGTCCTTTGTACTTAATCATCGGTACCCGCATTGCTCAAAAAACCTCAGCAGATGCGGCTTTAGATAGTTCTCGTTGAAGTAAGCCCTCGCAATCTCGCCTGGCATGAAGATGTCCTCTCCGTACTTCCGTTCAATCAGAGGACCGTCCGCGAACCCTGCCGTATAGACATGCAGCACGGGAGTCCTCACCTCCGCCCTGATGCTCGCGTGAAACGTACCCACGATGAAAAGGTTCGGCACGTCCACAGGTCGTGGAGGCAGTCCAAGCATCATGCTCGACTCCGGAGGCGTAATCACTTCCTTCCAAGTCCTATACTGCTCACTCCGTCCATACCAATGCCCTGGCATCTCCTGAAAGTAAGGGTCCTGCGAGTACGTCGGGCTCAGATAGTTCCCCTTGCCATCGACACCCGAGTACAGCTGCTCACGAATCATGTCGGCAACCACTTCCCGATTGTCGTCCATGCACTGAACCACCGCATCCTCAAACGTATCACTTATCGTGGCAATCACATCCGCCACATCCAGCAAGTTCGCCATCTTTGTCCCTTGTCCTTAGTCCTTTGTACTTAGTTCTCGTTTCTCAGTAAGCGGCGGCTTTGCCGTCGCCACCTCTCTTCACTCTCCACCAAAAAGGGGGTCGGGCTCACTGCCCAGCCCCCTTGGTGATGATGTCGTATGCGTCACTCAGCATCTTCCTGCGAACGTCCTCGCTTCTGTCAAGCCAGAACACATCCACGTGCCGCTCGATGAATTCCTCCTTCGTCACGCTCTTCGCATACTCAACGCTGAAGCTCACGCACTCAATCCGGATGCTCATTACGGCTCGTACTGGATAATGCCCTCAGCAATGTTGTTGGCAAACAAGTAGCTTGGCGACTTGAGCGTAGGAACAGCGTCAGCTGCCACAGTGAGTGACAAGGTCTCGTCCGCAGAGTTGTAGGTGGCAGCAGTCACGTTGTTGAAAGAAGCTTCGCCATCACTAACAAGCGATGGACCCAGCTCAGCCGTGCGGTCGTAGCCACCATAGTGCTCGATAATCTTGTACTTGCCAGTAGTGGCAGTAGCAACAATCTCCACCTCAACCAAGCCGACGAGTGCACCTGGAACGTCGAAATCAGCGCGGAAATAGTCAAGGTTTCTGTGGACATACTCGGTATCCACATACGCGAAGCCGACAGTCTGAACGCTCTGTGCGCTCGAAGTCTTGAAGAAGGTCGCATTAGGAATCAGCGTCACAGGAATTGGAGCAAGGATGTCAGTACCATCGTTCACACCGATGATGTTGTTGTCCTTGTCAACGTAGTAAACACCGAATACCTGGTTCGTAGCCTTCAAGAGGTTGGCATGAAGCTCAGGAGAGTACTTCGCGAGAGAGAAAGTGTCAGTCTGCTGGCTCAAGCCGGTAAACTGGGTTGGACCGTAGCCCACCGCAGAAGCCTGTGCCTCGCCGCCGTTCTTCGCATACTCCACGAAAGTCTTGATAGGCATGACGCGGTTAGGAAGGCTGTCATGGCAAAGCGAAGTCAAATTCTCAGCAGTAAGAGCTGCTGGCAACTTGGTGCCATTGGCAACCAAGATGGCAGCAACGATGTACTTGAAGTCAATAGGGCACGCACTGATGCCCGTGTTAGGCTGTCCCTGAGGACAATTTCTTGTTATTCTCATAATAATGCTGTTTGTTATCTGTTACATGGTCTTTCAAATATTTCCAATTTCAAGTTGCGGATAACTATCGCGTCTATCGGCTCGCTGACACTCTCACCGCTCTGCGTATAAGCGCCATACCGTCCATACGAGTAGTTGTCCTGCTTCTCATGAACGAAACAACCACTATAGGGCTCCTTCACGAAATCGTGTCTCCCCAGCTCCTCGATGAAGCGGTCATAGATGGGCTTGAGGATGTTCTCGAAGCTCGTCTCCTTACGCTTCTCATTGCTCCATTCCTGACGCGACGAGCAGGCAATCAGCACGGAGATGCTCGCCTTGCAGTAGATGGCAGGGTCGCCATACTGCTCCGTGAACGGAACAAACAAGGCAACAAGAGGAAACTTCTTCACCTTCTCGCCGCTCGTGTCACCAGCGGACTTGTTCGACTTAGGAGCAGCTTTGCTCCACGTGTCAAGCGTGTCCTTGATATACTGGTCACTGCCGAAGAGATAGTTGATGAAAGGATGAACCCTTTCCGTCACGTTCCCGTCCTTGTCGCTCTGTCTGATCGTCACCTCCGACGACACGCGCTCGACAACTTCTCGGATGATGTCAATGATGTCCATTAGAGATTGTGGGGGTTGATAGGAGTCACTAAGTTCGCACTGTAATAGATTGTATAGTTCGCGAGTGCCTTCTTGGCGGCTTCCACGAACTTCATATTCCTGCCAACCATCCTGTTCCATATCGAAGCCTGACGGTCTGCAGGGGTCCTGTAGCGGTTCGCACTCTTCAACTCGACAACTCCCGTCGTGGTCACCAACGTGTTCACGCTGCGAAGCATCTTGTAGAAGACATAATCAGCGAAACTCTCCTTCAAGCCATCGGAAAGGAATTCCAACTCGGCATCAGTCTCGAACACCTCAGGTTCCTCACCGTCCTCCAGCTTAGCGTTTCTTGCATCCACCTCAGCCTTCTGGTCAAGGTACGACTGCAAGATAGCGGCTGCGCTGTCACCAAGCATGGAGCACAGGAACTCGCCCTGGAGCGTCTCCACATAGCCCTCGATAGTGTCCTTCACGGCTATCTCGTTCTGGTCCTCGGTATCGATGGTCGTAGGAGCGTTCTGAATGAAACGCTCACCCTTGCAGAAATATGTACAATCTATCAACAGTCTCATGGTTACTTCTTGTCAGTCTTGGAGGCTTTCTTGTCCTCCTTCTTCACTTCTTTGCCGTCCTCCTTCGGAGCTTCCTTGGTATCCCCTTTCGGAGCTTCCTTGGTGTCCTCCTTCGGAGCTTCCTTCGTATCGCCTTCGCCACCGTTCCCGAGGGTTCCGCCCTCGGTCTTGGCAGGCTCTTCGGTCTTGGCAGGCTCTTCGTTCTTCAGCTCAGCAGTCATCTTGTCGCGCTTGAAGCGGTAACGCTGCTCATGAGCGAAGCCTTCGACCTTCTTGGCGTCTCCTGTTATGATAAGTACCTTCTTCATGGAGTAAACAGTTTATGCGGCGGTGATGGCGGTAATCAATGCAGCGAGGTCGCCGTAAGCGAACGAGAATGGGTTGTAGAGCGCGAAGATTGCCTCTTCCTGAGCGATGAGAGCAACCTGGTTCTTGCGCTTGGTGTCCACATCCTCAGCCCATTCGAGAGTGAGAGCGGTGTAGTCAACGAGGGATGCACCGTTCACGAAGTCACCGAGCAAGTATTTGCCTTCTGGAATCTGAGTCGATTCCACGACGAGGCGACCTGCGATGCGCTTCTGACCACCTACAGTCTGAACGAGTCCAAGGCTGCGACCAGTGGTGTCCTTCTCGCACTCGATGGCGTTCACATCGCTTGGGTTGAGAACGATGAGGTTAGGAGTGAACTCGCCATAGCTCATCAACGCGAACGCAGTGCGGATAGCGTCTTCTGAGTTAGGGTCCTCGATGTTCTTGAAATACTTGTTCTTCACCACGAACGACATAGCGCTCACAGTCTCAGCTGCAACGTAGGTAACGCCCTTGATGAGAATCTGGCGGTCGTTCATCTTGATGACGCTCTTCGCAGAGTTGAGGGCAGTCATCTTGGTTGCACCCGTGAAGGTAATCTGCATGCCTGTGCGGATGAGAGGCTGAGGAGCAGTGAACTCAACAACCACGTCTGCACCACCGTTGAACGAAGTCACGCTGTCAACAGAACCTGCTGCACCAGTCACAATGTTGTCAGTGAGGATGCTCTCGATAGACTTCACGTTAGGGTTGTTCACAATACCCGTGAAGTTCTCGCCCTGGCCGTCACCGAACATGATGTTCCAGTCCTCTGCCTGCTGAATCCAAAGTGGAAGGTGTGAGAGGATGTAGGAGCGAACCCATGTGCGGCTCTTGAGCATGCGCTTCGAGATGAACATAGTGGTACCAAGTCTCTTCACTGGCTCGGTCACTTCCTTCACAGCGAAAGCGGACTCAGGCAACTGACCATTCTCAGTCACGTAGCGCACGTTGCGGTCGAGAGAGGAAATCTGGTTGAAGGTCAACGATGGATACTCAGGGTCGCCCTGCTCCACGTTGATGACATCACGGAGGTGAACCTTGCCGTTGGCGAACGGATCGACAACACGACGCTGCTGCTGGTTGAGCAGGATGTTGCCGGTGTAGCTGTTCTCAAGGCTTGTCACGCCCTTCTTGTCGAACTCGAACTTGCCTGACTTGCTGCGACGACCTTCTGCGAAGTCGATGAACTTCTCAGAGTCGAACATAGCGTTCAGCTGCTCGTCGAACTTGCTGATGAAGTCGGCACTCACACCGTTCTTCTTCATCTTCTCGATAGTCTCAGCAGCGCTCTTTACCTGGTTCTGCAAGTCCTCAATCTGCTTCGTCATCGCACCGATGCCACTGAGCTTCTCA